AAAGTTTAATCTTATTCACTTTCCAAAATAATTGGGGCCGAATGGTTAATTCAGCGATTCCACCAACCTATCAGTTTTAGGGAGCCAATAGGTAGAGCTCCGGTTTGTTCACTTCTATTTAAATCCCACGAGTGATGCGGGAGGTGATTAGGCTGCTACAGCGTAATCGTAAGCTCCTACAAATGCCATAGCATCTTCGAAGTTCCAAGTAGATAATTCTACGTCGGTTATTGTTTTGTACAGATTTAAAGACATCTAGCACTTCTGTCTACGTGTGATACTACAATTCTCATTGTAATCAATTCCGAGTCACCCCCATATTGATAAATACAAATATACGAAAAAATAATTAAACTTCCAAATCATTTTTTTGCTTAAACTGCAATAAGTTTGGAAGATACAATTGAAGTTTTGGAATTTTAGGTGTTAATAAGCGTATTGCTTTGAAATTTGAATCCCGTATTTGTTCATCAGTACCAATTATTCTCCAATTTAAATTTACATGTGTATAAAATGGGTTGTCTATAAATTTACTAAACCCTATATAATCAACTTCATATATAGCTGATTCAGTATCATTTGCTTTTTGTATGAAATATCTTGTAATATACCCTCTTTTGTAATCAGTTTGAGTTGGTGTTGCCACATGAGTTTTTATCTTTATACTATTATAAAGTACATCAGGCCTATTTATCTTTTTATATCGGTTAATATCTAACATATTATCTTGATTGTCTAAAGCTTCCTTCTATATCAGTTTTCCATAACATATCGGTTATAGTATGTTTAACTGATGTTACTTGAAAAAACCCAGTTGATTCATAATTTTTAGGTAACCCCAATACTTTAAATTTGTCACCTCTTTTAATACCACTCAATCCATGTATTGTAAATGTAAATTTAATTGGCATAATAGGTCCAACGCCACCTGGTTCAGTTTGTACTGCCGTTTTATCGTTTTGATTTTTGAAAAATTCAAAAACTGCTTGGTCATTATATGCCACTGTAAACACACTTTTTTTCAAGTCTGCCTCAAAAGGGTATTTATCATCAAGATGTGGTCTAGGCATCAATCCAACTTTATCCAAAAATAATTGTAAGTTTTTAATTTTTGCTTCTTCAAGTTCGTCATCAGTAGGACCTTCAGGTGGAGTAGCATCTTTTGGTGGAGGTGGTTCTTCCCTTTTTTTTATTTCTTTTAAAATTTGGTCATCTTTATCGGTAAATAATCCTTTTTTATCTTTTGATTTAATATCTTTTTGACTTCCATTAATTGTCTGCCCTAATCTATTACCAATTATTTGATTCATCTTTGCACCACTAATATCCATATCCAATGATGCATCTATAAAAATAGAATTAACCCCAGCCAATACAAATTGATATGGCTCTTGTACACCAGTTGGTGTTAAATTCATATCAACAACTCTTAATTCCGTATCATCCTCATCAGACATTATTTGAAAATCCCATAGGCCTCCAGCCGCTGCTGACATTCCATTTAATATTTGATATAATGCATTTCTTATAGAAAAGTTTTTGGTTTCTAATATTCCTTTTGCAAAATCTAAATTTACATAAAGGTCATTTAAAAACCCCCACTGCCCATTTGGTTTAGTCAATGCTTCGAATGAACCATCTATTTTATTACTAACAACAACCCTACCATTAGCAATACCATTTGCTATTGTTCCTGCTGCGGGAAACATAATTAGGTTGGCTGAATCATTTACATTAACTACAGAACAATCATCGGTTGCTGCGTCACTTACGCCGTTATCAGTTGGACTATTTGCTGCTTTAACCAAATCGAATAAAGGAGCAGTTTTATTTGGTATAAATAATTTTTTCTTATCAGTACTAAATATTTTTGGAAATGCACAACAAACTGTGGTTTGTGTGTTTATTGTGGTTTTTATTACCTTTCCACCTATCATAAAACCCTCCATACCAATTTGGTTAAGTATTTCCATTAAAGTACCAAATCGTATAAAAGATTCATCTTTTATAATTTCAGTTCCTGACGGGAATTCTTGAGTAACTCCACCTACATTTGCTTCTTCATCATTTAGTGATATTCCAAGCAATTCAGTTCCACTAACACATTCATTTACTTTTGCCTTTACAGTTTCATCAACATTTATAAAATTAGAAGGGTTTGCTACCAATGGGTTTACTATTAGAGATGATACTCTAGTAGTTCTTCTATTCGATGGCAATCTATTAAAAGCCATCATAAATCTCTTTTTACCCAAATTAGTTTCTGCCGATATTTGTGCGGTACTATATTCTGGTTCTGTTATTTTTTCTTCATTTTCCGAATCTTCTGAATTATCGGCTCCCATAAAATATGCAGGTAGTTCTGTGAATCCCGTACATTTAACAGATATTTCATAAGTATCCCCATTAGATGAAATACCACCTCCGGTTATAAATCCCAAATAGTTATCATAAGTACCTTTTGAATTTGCTCTTGCTTCATTTACTTTTTTAAAACTTTGAAAATTTGCTACCGTAGTAGAATTTAATGTGGAACTGTATGCTTTTAATGAATCCGCTATATTCCAACCCCATTCTAAAAAAATAGAATATCCCGGTTCTAAAAAATATTCACACAAAGTATCCAATTGTCCTTTAGTGTAGCATGTTATGGTAAACGATGCTTTTCTACTTAATGTACCAGCTCCCTCATCGATTTCAATTGATGTAATATTTGGTTTAGGCCTAAATCCAGAATCACTTGTTTCCGCATAAATTGCTGCACCACCCCAACTAGTTCCCAAAGTACCACTTGATTTACCATCCCCATATATAGAACCTTCACCAGCTGCTCTAAATAATGCAAAATTGGGATTAGATAATAACATAAGTCCCCCACCAACACCAGAAGATACTCTAACCCAAGCATTTAATTGTGATACATTTTGAACATTACCAATTCTTCTATCCAATGCAGATTTTACATAACCCGCTAAATTTGATAAATTAGGAAAACTTGACATAAATTATTTTATAAAATTACTGTTTATTTGAATATAGTTTAATGGTATTCTTAATATAGTACCATCTTGCAATCCCATTGGTGCATCATGTATATTATTTGCAGCTGCTATAATCCACCATAAAGATGAATCCTCATAATATTGAAATGCTAATGTATCCAGTCTATCACCAGTTTCAGTCATTACATATACATCAGTATCTTTTAATGGAATGTTTGGATATATTCTTGTTCTATACACTTCTTTACCATCAAAAGTTTTTTTAATAGGATTATTTTCGTATCTACTCATAATTAATATATTTAAAATTCACCACCAGCTCCGCCGCCACCAAACTCACCACCACCAAAACCACTAAATTGTATGAAGCTAGGAATTGCAGATTGATTATCAGTTTGCTTATTAGTTTCTTTACTATTCAAACTTTTTACGTTACTTTGTTTGATAGTTTCTGATGATTCGACTTTAGTTGAATCTGTTGATGTATTTGCATCACCTGATTTTTGTGCATTAGTTGATGTATTTCCTTTATCCTCAATTGGCTTAACTGAATTATTTGAATCCAGTCTAGAAAATCCATAAAATTGTTTATTATCAGTTGTACTTTTTGATTCCAATATTTTTAAAGTTATTGAAACATCTACAACCATTGGTAACTTATAATCTTTCATAGAAACATCTTTACCATTAACTTTTACTTTTTCATTAAGTAATCCTAAAGTATTACCGATTTCCCATCCCCCGTTATCATCCATAGAGTATGATAAAGATTCAATAAAGGTGGCTTTACGTTTATAAAGATTACCTAATGTAAATTCTACAAAAGGAGGAGTTGCGTATGGTCCCGAATAACCTTGTGGATATGTCAAACCAGTTAAAAAGTTTAATCGTTGCCAACATGCTATATGTTGTGTAGGAGTTGTTGAATATAATTTAAAATTAAAACTAACACTTCTTTCTATACTTGAATATGTGTAATAATTAAATGGTGACCCTATGAATTTTGCACTATCCCACGAAGGCGATACTGTTTCAGATATTCCAGTTACAGTTGCTCTAAAACTTGCCGCTTCTCCAGTTGCTATTGATTTAAATTTAAGTACTATAAAATCATGGTCATCTAATGTAGTACCATCACTTAGTTTAAGTGGGTCAGATGTGTATGTTGTTTTTTCATTTAGAAAATCTAATTTATTTGAACTTTCTATACCATATTTTGTTTTTAAAGATACTGATGGTACATCTTTTCTACCTAGTTTTGTACTTTTATTTTTTTTCGTTGAATACATATTTTGAGTAACATCGGATCTGGATAGTCCAGAAATAGTACCCCCTTGGGCAGTTACTGCATTACTTGCTTGTGCTAATGCTTGTAATTTTGTTGATAAATCATTTCTTAATTTTACATCATCCTGTGTTTCATCTACGGTATTAGAGTATGTAATTACACCAGCAGCTGTATCGGCTGTTTCGCCAATTTTTTTACCAGTTGCAATGGATTGTTGTCCTAATTTTCTACCAGATTGTAAACCATTTTTTGTGTCACCATCTGCTGATTTAACTTTATCTGATGATTTTGCGAATGGATTTTGTTTTACATTTAAAGCACCTACATTACCTTTTATTGCATCAATTTTCTTTTTATTATCAGGAGATTCTGCTTCCTTTTGTTTTTTTGATAGAAGTACAGTAGAAAGGTCATTTCTTAACTTTGCATCATCCTGTGTTTCATCAACAGTATCAGAATATCTAATTATCGAATCCTCCCCAGTAGATGAACCTCCACTTTTAGTATCACCAACTTTTTTACCAGCTGATAATTCTTGCTGTCCTACTTTTTTTGCTTGTGATAATTTTTGCTCACTTTCTTTTTTAATATCTGCAATTTTTTCACCTAACTTAGCAAATGGATTTTTTGAAGCATTTATAGATTTTCCTTTAGGGACTATTTCATCAACTCTTTTTTTAACAGCCGAGTCAGCATTCTCTTTTGTATCTTGTGCAACTAATATGGATGAAAGGTCATTTCTTTTGAAATAATCCGCATCAATTGGGTTTACAGTATCCGAATATCTTGCAGTACTATCGTATTGAACTTCGGCATCTCCTTTTTTGGCAAGATTTTGTGCACCTTGCTTTGGTGCTCCAAATAATTTTTTCTTAACTTCACCTTTTAATAAACCAATACCACCACCCAATAATTGGTTACCTATTTGTTTAGGAGTTCCTTTTGCATTTTGAGCTAAAAACTTTCCAGCCAAATTACCAGCACCATCTCCTTTAATTTTAGCAAGTGTGGTCATAGTATCTGGTTCTTTACCTGCCTTAAATTCCTTATTTAAAAATATACGAGTTGGTATTAGTTTTTGTGGAAGTTGTACGCCTAATTTACTTAATAATTCTAATCCTTTTTCTTTTCCCTTTTCAAATGCGTTTCCCAAAAGACCACTATCTGCCGAATTGTTTGGGTTTACCGAATCTTTCATTACGGAAACCATTTCAGTTTTTTGTGTACTTAATTTAAAAATATCAGTACCATATATAATAGGGCCTGCTAGCTTAGATATAATTCTTAATCCTGTTACTTCTTCTTCTAATCGGGTTTCTTTTGTTCTTGATGATAAGTTTCTTCTTAGTACTTGTGCTCCTTTAAATGGTAAATTCATAGCACCCGTAGATGAACGTAATTCTATATCTTTACTATTACGAATTTCGTACTTTTCGGCAGCTGTTTTACCATCTACCAATTGTTTTGTCTTAAATAAATCTATTAATGCCTTTCCCATTATTATACTTTAGCGTATGAATTCGAACTAATTCTAGATACAACTTTACCTACATTAGAAGTAACTTTTTGCCCATCTATATTTACGGCTATTTTACCAGCTATCAAATCTGCTCTCAATCCTTTTATCTCATCAATTAACTCACCAGTTCTATCACCACCACCCTCAGCGCCTTCGGCTCCTTCTTCACCACCACCAAATATACTTGCACCAACTGCACCAACTGCGCCAACTGCTAATAATACAGGAATTGCTGCTAATCCCATAGTACTTAACAATGCCAATGAACCTGCTAATACCGTAAATGAAGCGGCCATTGCTAAAATTCCAGCTGCTGCTTCTAAATTAAGTAACGGTAATACATTAACCAATAAATCACTTATACTTGAAACAATCATAACAATACCGGCTGCTATTGATTCTACAACACTACCAATTGCGTTTCCAATTGATTCAACCAATGGTGCTAATAAACTCAATCCAAATGCAAATAATGTAAAAGCGGCTCCTAATGCCAAAATTACGGCAACTCCCAACCATCCTACAGTCCCAGCCGTTGCTCCAAATGATGCCAATCCACTACCCAATGCGACTAATCCCGCTCCAGCCGGTGCACCTAAAAGTGCAACACCTGCCAATCCTATTACACCAAGTGTCATTAAAGCAAATCCCAATGCAGTTGGTATTAAATTCAGTGCACCAAATAATACCTGTGTAGTACCCATTTTTTCTAATCCTTCAGCAAGATATAGTAATCCCATTCCAGCATTAAGACCAAATGCACCAATTGCCATTAATGATGGAATACCAACTACCATAAGAAGCAAACCCAATGCAGTTGGTATTAAGTTCAATGCACCAAATAATACCTTTGTAGTACCCATTTTTTCCAAGCCTTCTGCTAAACTTTTTAAACCATCACCGGCTTTTTCTCCAGGACCAGATACTTTACCCCCAGAATCATCGGTTGCTGTAACTGAATCTGTTATTGATTCTGTAGGATTTTTTGGTAAATCAGGTGCACCGGGTTTTTTTCCTCCAAAAAAATCTTTTGCTTTACCAAACGTATCTTTTGCAAAATCACCAGCTGATTTAAAGTTACCTGCTATTTCCGATGTTTGTCCAATTGCACCACTCAATCCACTTACAAAACCACCTAAAGGACCTGTTGTTAGTGCAGTTAATCCTTCCGTCATCGAATTGAATGTTCCATCTATTTGTCCACCCAGTGTTGCTGCTTCTTCCTGTTGAGTAACCATTTTTTGTAATTCTTCAACAGAAGTACCTAATAATTCGGCTGTTTTTTTCTTTTGGAAATAATCCATTTTATTAAACTCATCAACACCGCCTAACGCATTCAATGTTTCTTGGGTAGCTCCCGCAATATCTCCTTCGTATGCCAATGCCCTTGCTCTATCTAAATTAATATTTTTACCAAGCATTGCTCCTAATTCTAATTCTTGGTTTATAGAATTTTCAAAATCCAAAAGGTTATCAGCTACACCTGACATAGTTTTTAAACTAACACCCATCTTAGCTGCTTGAACTGCGGCTTGTTGTATATTCTTTCCACCATCCTTACCAAATAGTGCAAATTCTTCAGCAGATGCTGCCATATCAGCCATTACAGCTGCTGGGACTACTCCGGCAGTTTTTGCCATTTCCTTAGCTCCATTTGCCAGATTTTGTGCGGTTTCAATACTATTACCATTTAAACGAGCAAGATTACCAGTTAATTTTGCTGCTTCACCTCCACTTATACCCATATTAGTGGCCATAAGGTTTGTATTGAGTTGAGCTTGAAATGATACATCATTCAAACCACCCATTTCTTCTGATAATCCTTTAGCAACATCATTAGCGGAATCAAACACAGTTCCCAACGCAGTAGCAGATACAGTTGCACCTCCTAAGAAACCACCCATCTCTCTGGTTGTTTTTCCTAATTTTGTCATAGCTGCCCCAGCACCCATCAATGTTATTCTAGCAACACCTGCCCATCCCATAGTAAGTAATTTGACAGTACCAATTACACCCCTAATTGATTTTTTTATGGCTTCATACGCCTGAATCTGTCCCTCTATTACTTCTTTTGTCTCTGCACTAATTGTTGCATACTTTTCCGCTATTGAGTTGTTAGCCAGTGCAGCAACTCGTCCATCATCCATCGCCTTAGCTTGGTCTTCGGTTATATAACCCATACCCTTTGCATGTGCAATAGATTGCTCCATTTTATCATTCTGAACGTCAATTTTTGCATTTATTGCTTCTCGTTCAGCTACTTGTTCAGGACCCAATTGAGCAAGCTGCTGTTGCAATGCAAACATCTTTGACATTTCCGCAACATGATTTTGAGCAAATTCATATTGCTCTTGGGTTGCGTTTTCTTGTGCTAATACCGCCGTTAATGATTTTTGATGTGTAGTTAAAGTATTTGATTGGGCTGTTGTTAAACCGCTATATACTTTACTGATTGATGCCAGAGAACCTAATTCTTCCTTTACTGCTGAATTTATATCTAGTTGTTTCTGTTCATTGGTACGCCTACCCTCTAATACTTTCTTTTGTTGTTTTTCTAATTTTGCTAAAGCAATTTCTTCTTTTCTAACTAACTCTAATTCAGCTTCAGTAATTTCTTCACCCTTTTCTAGTAATTTATTAATTTCTGCTCTTTTTTGTGCAATTCTTTCAGAGAGTTTAAGTTCTTGCGCAGCAGCAGCAGGTGCAGCAGGTGCTGCGGCGGGTGTAGGGAATAATTCTAGCTGTTTTCCCTTTTGTGTATTTTTTGCTTTTGCCATTTATAAAATTATCTAATGTAGATTATAAAGAATCTAAAAATTTTCTAAATTCTTCTGCATCTTTTTCCATTTTTTTCATCCTATCGATTGCTTCTTTTGGTAATTTAGCCTGTTCAGCTTTTCTAATAATGCTATTAGCAGCTCCATTTGACAAACCATCAAAAAATTTAGTTACAAATTTATCAGCTGCATCGAATATACCTTCTTTAACTTGTTTTTTATTATTTTCCATAATTAGAATGTTTATATTGTATAAATATCGGCAAATAAAAAAGTGAGGATATTAACGTATCCTCACTTTATTTGATTTCATTTTTGATTGAGCCTTTTTATGTTCTTCTGCTTCTTTTTTCTTAAGTTCTATTAACTTATTAAAATAAAATTTACGAAGGTATGATGGCATGTGATAAACCTCTGACCAAGTAAACCCATTACCAAATTGAACCATTTCCCAAATTTGAGAATGAAGAATTGTTTTATAATCAGGTGGTAGGGTAAAAAAAGTTAATCCCAAATGGTATATCCAGCGCCTCCCTCTCACCAGTTATTTCAGATTCGAATTGAAATTTCATGTCTAAATCAGGAGATAATTCTTTAACATAAGCCCTAAATGCCTTTGTATCCCTTGCTAAGAACTGATTGGTTATCCATCTGTTTACAAATCCTCTATCTTCATTACCATTAATCGAAACAATCATATATTTCAAACGAGTTGTTACATCAAATGAAGCGCCTGAATTTTTGTTTAATTTTTCTAAAGCTTGTACTTCTCTGGTTATTTCCTGTTCATCACCATGTGTCAGTAATTTAAAAACAATTTCAGTATCATTTGATGGTAATTTAAAAGTGTATCTATTTTTTGAATTTAATAAACTATCATCTAAATCTTTGGTTTGAACTTTACCCAAATCAATAACAACTTTTTGTTTCTCTCCACTAAATGGGTCTGTCATTTCTACTTGATAATCAGCCCCATACCCTAAAATACGAGTTGCCATTAGAATAGCGTTCTTATCACCAATAAAAACATCATTTGGATTTAGGCCAGGCTCAACAACTACTGATTCAAATAACTTATCCAATACAATACCTTTTTTGATAAGATTTGTATTTGCAAGAATATCTTCTTCTCTCGCTGTCATATACTTTAACTCACAAGTACCTTTTTTAAGAGGATGTCCTTCTGGATACACTAATCCTTTTGATGGTAATTCGATTACTTCCGTAGGAAAATCAAATTTATTCCTTTCACCCTGTATAGGGGTTTCTTTTGCAATATTAACTTCTGCCATAACTTTATATCTTTTTTAAGTTTGTATATATAAATACATAAAAATAAAAAAATTGGAAATAAAAAACCCCCACCATTTCTGATGAGGGTTGTCCTTCGGTAGCTTCCGTAAGGAATATTTTTAGAATTCAAGTATAGCGTAATCGTAAGCCAATGTTAATTCAATAGTTGCTACTTCATTTGAATCAAATGCTACATCACCAAAGTTTGCAGATACAATAAATGCACCTTTTAGTTTCCATTGTTCGATTTTATCACCAACAGGACCTAGCATATAGAAATCAATATCTTTTTTATAGAAATCTGCATATCCACGTCTACCAGTTATAGATTCGTGTCCTAAACGTATCCACTCCATTACAGCTTGTGCTCCAGATGGAACAATCGGGTCATATAATGTAATGGTAATATCTTGCCACTCACCCTTACCTTGCAACTTTCTTTTAATGTTGATGTGGTCTAACACAACGGGTTCAAAGTTAATTGAAGGTCTAGCTGCCGCCTTAACCATATATGCTGGAATGCCTACGTCTGTCATTTCCATCACATATCTATTTTTCATCTTAGGTTCGAAGTTCGTATAGAACATCTTATCAAACTCTAGTATTTCTGCCATTTTATTATCCTTTTATTTTTATATTAATAAATATCAAGTTACCTTAAATTCGTATTAAGCGTTAAAACTTGCTCCAGTTGGTAAGATGTTGAAATCAATTACGATGAATTCAGCTGTCTTAGCCGGTTGTAAGAAAATTTGTCCTGCTAATATGTTTCTATCAATTACATCAGGTGTGTTGTTACTCTCATCCATTACAACTCTGAAAGCGTATAAACCTTGTCTTTGTTGAATTGCTTCTAAGTAAGGGTTTACAGTGTTTAAGAATCTTCCTCTAGTTGTAGAAGTATTTTGTTCGAATACTAAGAAACGAGATGTTGAAGCGATGAACTTCTTAACAGTGATAAGTAATCTTCTTACGTTGATTCTATCTAATGCTGAAGCTTTATCTTGCAATGTCTTCTGTCCAAATGCTACAATACCTTGTCCAGGGAATGCTGCGATTGGGTTCACTTTGTTCTCATAAAGAGTATCTCTTTCAGAGTGTGTTAATCTATTCAATACACTAACTGCCCCAATAATACCACCTCTATTTAAACCAGCAGGTGCGAACCATTCAGCTGCTAATCTATCGTTTGCAGCGAATACAGCCGGCATCAATACTGATGGTGGGACTGATATTAATTTGTTTGTATTAGCATCTACTGTCTTAATCCAAGGGTAGTATGTTGCTACATAGTTAGAATCTACTTCATTTGCTTTTTCAGTTACTTCAGTTATAGATGCATCTGCTTCTACAAAATCAGCAATATAGAAACAATCTTGTCTATCTTCAACCATATCAATTACTCTATTAGTAATAGTTGGGTGTAAAGAACGAATGATACCAGGAGTTACAACTAAATTAATATCATATTCATCTGCGTTTGATATAGCGTTAATTGCTTTAGTATATGCCTGTGTACCCGTTGTTCCTGCATTTGCGCAGTTGAAACCTTGTGTGTTTGCCGCTTCTATATCCAAACCTAAATTAGCCTTTACCGTTGGGTTCAATCCATCAAAACCTTCTTGGAATCCAAGAACGAATTGTCTCTTAACCATATCGGTAGATGCAGAACCTGTAAGAGCTCCTAAACTTAATCCACCATTAGAATCAAACGCAAATA